AGCTGAAGGCGTTTGAATCCAGCGGTGGTCTTCCTGTTCTGCAGACCATCTGCTACGTCATCGACACCTTCAGGGAGAAGGGACAGCTGTGGGGCGTTGGCCGTGGGTCATCCTGCGCTTCCTACGTCCTGTACCTGATGGGCTTGCACTGCGTTGATCCTGTGCGCTGGTGCATTCCGATTGAAGAGTTCCTCCACGATTGACGCGGGAAATGCTATATAGGCGGTAAGGGGGTGGTTGTCACTCCCTGGAGGAGCTACATGTCCCGTTACATCCGCAGCGCCAAGGGCGAGGTCGTTGACTTCGAGTTGCTGGCCATTAAGGCTCAGCTTGCCGCCACTCCACTGCCCAAGTCCGTTGCTCAGCGCAAAGCCGCGATTGATGCTAAGGACGGTGTGAAGCCGGAAGTCAATGCTGCTCTCGCTGAGATGCTTGCAGCGGCAGATGAAGCTGCTACAACTACTCGCTCGCGAGCAACGAAGACCAAGTAACCTGAGACCCAAGTTGGTCTCAGCCCTTCCTTGGTAGAATTGGAGCTACCATGTCTGCCTGTGCTTGTCGCTGCCAACCCGACAGCTGTGCCTGTTTTCGCGCTTCACGTGATCAGGCAGTACTCATCGCCGAGACCTTCCTCCCGAAGGAGCCGTTGACCTCTACATGACGGATGAGGAGAAGAGCATCATCAACGAGCTGAAGCGCAAGGCGTTGGAGCGCTTCCTCTCACGTGATACTGGAGACAAAACCACATGAACATCAAGCCCATTAAAAACAGCGTCCTCTTCAAGTTCCTTGATGCCACTAGTGGCCGACAGGGCAAGTTCTCGGATCGCACCAGGTCAGGCATCATTCTGACGAATCGTAGTGATGGTGGTCAAAAGGACGCCCGCTGGGGGCAGGTTGTTGCTGTGGGTCCAGACGCCGAGCAGGACATCAAGGTTGGTGAGTACATCCTGATTGAACCTTTGATGTGGACGTTCGGTGTTGAGATTGATGGTGAGAAGCTGTGGAAGACCGATCCATCGAAGGTGATGGCTGTCACCGACGACGCTGAAGCCACAGTGCAGTTCTAAGGGGCAGACGATGTTACACACCCTCTCGAATGAGGCGCTGTTCGAGCGCGTCTTCACTAAGTTCTTTAGGGACAACCCGCAGTGCAAACGTGGTGAGCGCATGCAGGAACCTGTTTGTCTTGCTCGCAACGGTGTGCTGTTGCATGACTACCATGAGGATCAGCTCAATGGTGATAGCGTCATCATTCAGGCGCAGAGCTTCAAGCACTTCTACGATGAGGATGGCACTCTGCCGACGCTTGAAATCAGCCACCGCGGTTGGGTGTATCCATACTGTGTTTCAATCTGCGGACTATCAGAAGTGCTGAACGCCAAGATTGGCGACGACGTCACTATTATTAACCCGCGCACATTTGAGGACGAAGTTGTTCGTGTGACCGCGGAGCTTCAACGGCAGCACCGCGCATTTGTAATTCGGCTTGCGCTTGGTGGCACGTATAAGTCGGCTGAACCGGACAGTTTCATCTGATGTCCTTCATTCTCATTACGTTCCTAGCCCTGAACATTGCGCCAACATCTCCCTTGCTAAGAAGGGCAAACCCCTACTTGCACAGCGTGGCAAACGCAAGTCTCCGGAGAGTGTAGTCAAGAGTAAGGAAGTATCTTCATGTTGATCGCGCTTGTATTCATCTCTGCTTTGGCGCTGGAGATGATTGCCACCATTATCTCTGTCATTGGTCTATCAACGCTTTTCGGCGCTAATACGCTGATCATTGCACTGGCAATATCACTTGATGTCGCAAAGTTGACAACAGTGACAGTGCTGTACACGTACTGGGGCAAGCTGCGCGGGCTGATGAAGGTCTACGCCTTGACAGCAGCGTTCATCACCATGCTGATCACATCAGCTGGTTCTGCCGGCTACCTCAGCGCGGAGTTCCAGAAGGCCGTGATGGGAACGCAGGAAGTAGGTCTCAGGGTCGACCTCCTGAAGCAGGAACAGAAGAAGCTCGAGGAGCGCAAGAAGCAGATCGACGCCGGCATCGCCGCCATTCCTGATCGCTACACTGCCTCGCAGAAGCTCCGCCTGATGGCGCAGTTCAAGGAAGAGCAGGTACAGGTCACCACACGGCTGAGCGAGATCGACAAACAGCTACCCACGCTGCAGGTAGATCAAATCAACATCGAGGCCAAGGCCGGTCCGATCCTGTACATCTCCAAGGCCTTTAACATTCCCGTTGAGAGCGCTGTCAAGTGGGTAATCCTGCTCATCGTGTTCGTGTTTGACCCACTGGCAGTGTACCTTATCATTTGCGGCAACTTCCTTCTTCACCAGCGTAGAATGACGCAGGGCGCGAGTGTGACTGATGCTGGCCTGGTCACTGAGCAGGCGCCGCAGCCAGTTGTTGCCCCACCTGCCCCAGCACCAGTTGAAGCTGCGGCGGAGCACGCTGAACAGGAACAACCTTATATTCCACCTGAGGTGAAACTCGTTGGCATTGAAGACGTGCAACCAACTGCATTTGAACCCCTGACGTTGCCACCAGAACCACCACTTGGCACCATCAAGCCCGAAAGCGAAGCGCCCCAACGCCCGGTGGCGCCACCACGTCGCATCGTTCGTCCTAAGGCGATGCAGCGCCCTGTCACGCAGGATCATGCTGCTCCAGCCCCCGTGGTAACAGCAGCGCCAGCAGCACCAGCCCCGCTGCGTCATGCGACGCTTGCTGATGTGCCAGCTGATGACAGCGTGCAAATCGCCGATCCATCACAGGTTCCAACAAACAGTACCGTGCGCTCGCAGTACAAGTAGCCATGGCCGCCTGCTTGTGCTATAATGAGCAATTAGCACAAGGAGCCTCTGCATGCCGAAGCAACTGTGGGTTGAACGGTACCGTCCAAAGACTCTCAACGATGTCATCTTCCCGAAACCATCTGTCAAGGACACCTTCAGGTCGTTCATTGTTGATGGCTCCATTCCACACCTACTAATCTACGGGCAGCATGGCATCGGCAAGTCATCTCTGTCGAACGCGCTCATTTCAGATCTGAAGGTCAACTCGTCCGACGTCTTGCGCATTCCGTGCTCAGACGAGAAGATCGAGGCGATGCGTGACAAGGTTCGTGTCTTCGCCTCCACCATCCCCTACGGCAAGTTCAAGGTCGTTCAACTGGAGGAGATCGACTACCTCGGTCACGATGCGATGGCTCTCCTGCGCTCGCTGATCGAGGACAGCCAGGACACCTGTCGCTTCATTGCCACCTGTAACTACATCACCAAGGTCATTCCTCCGCTGCGCTCGCGCTTCGATGAGTTCGAGTTCACAAAGCCGCCGTTTGACGACGTGCTGGAACGTGCTGCCGCCATCCTCGAAACCGAGAACATCAAGTTCAAGGTAGACGACCTCCAGCGAGTGGTGCTTGCGGGCTACCCTGACCTCCGCAAGGTCACGCTACTGCTGGAGCGCTGCTCAAAGACCGGCACCCTGCAGATCACGGAGGAACAGCAGGTCAATGACTGGAAGCTTGGGTTGCTACCGCTACTGCAAGCGGGCGATGTGGATGGTGCTCGCAAGCTGGTATGCTCAAGCGCTACTCGTGAAGAAGTCAATGAAGTGTTCCGTTTCATCTACGACAACCTACATAAGGTACCGAAGCTCAAGCAGCACGAAGCACAGGTGATCGTGCTGCTTGCACAGTACCAGTATCAAGCAGCGTTCGTCGCCGATCACGAGATCAATATTGCGGCGTGTCTTGTAGAGATTGGAGCCCTATGATCAAACAAGTCATTGTTGCCCGCACCGACCTCAACATGAGGAAAGGCAAGCTTGCAGCGCAGGTGGCACATGCCTCGATGGGTGTAATCCTTGGTTTGGGACGCATACATCACGAGGAAACTGGCAGCCACGTGTGGTTTCACGCCGACCTCACCAAGCACCCTGACGTCATTGCTTGGATCGAAGACAAGTTCACCAAGATCGTGGTGGGCGTTGACAGCGAGGAAGCTCTACACGAGCTGCAAAGGCAGGCGCAGGCTGCTGATCTTCCATGTTGCAAGATCCAGGACAGCGGGCTCACCGAGTTCGGTGGCGTTCCCACCTACACCACTCTCGCCATCGGGCCCGCTGAAGCAAGCAGAATTGACGCCATTACCGGCAACCTGAAGCTGCTGTGAGCTACGACCTCTTCAAGTTCCTTGATGCACTGGCACGCAAGGACACGCAGGCCTACCAGAAGCTGTCGCCTGCTGAGCAGAAAGAAGTGGCGCCGTTCGTGCTGCAGCGCTGGCGATCAAGCGCTAGTCCAGGAACGCTCGTTGCCATCAACACCTACGTCAATCCCCACGTGTTCTCACTAGGACAGCAGAAGGACCTGCTGTGCAGCTTAATCGCAGTCTGTGGTGGTCCGCCTAGGTCCACGTGGCTCAAGCCTCCAGGTGGTGATAAAATGGCAGCCCGGGTCGAGGTCCTGTCTCGCTTCCTTCGATGCTCGCGCCGCGAGGCCAAGCTGGTGGCTGCCGAGTACGACGCGGCCGACATCCTCGAGATGGCCGAGGAGCTGGGCTATGAGAAGCCCGAACTCATGAAGCTGGAGACCGAACTGTATGGACCGAGAAGCCCTGCGAAGAGCAGCAGCCGCAAGGCGAAGT